CGTCTCCTATATCAATATCAGCAGATTCTATAAAAACACCATCCATAGCATTTTCGTCGTTATTAAAACCTTTTTCGTGTTCGTAAACATATTTGGATCCGTTTTCACCAGCTGCTAACGGTTTGTCTAAAACACCAGCGGCAAGCCAACTGTATCTTTCTAAAGATCCAATACTCCAGGTTCCCTCTTCATAATTGTAGATAACATACCTAGATATTTCAGTAGTGTCGTCTGTAAGCGAAGGGTAAAAAAACCATACTTCTGAAAATTCTTCGTTAAGTCCTGCAAAGCATTTAAAGGCTTGGCCCTCATCGAGATCTGAAAATACATAATCTTGTACGCTACATGGTATTTGTTGTACTGCTCCGTTGTAATAGTAAAAACCTTTTTTAGACATGTAATAAACACCTTTGGGTGAATTACATACAGCTTTTGGACCAATAAGGCCAGCGCCTTCGTTAATAAGGTTTACAGCAAAGGTTAAAGGCGGTCCGATAAAACTCATTGAATACAAAGATGTATCAGTCCAAATAAGTATTTCTTGTCTAGCTTTTATACCACCGACTATTAATGATCCAGAAGATAATCTTAACGATCCTGCTGTATTGGTAGCTAATGGCTCAAACTCTAACGGGTTTTCTTGATCGCTAAAGGCTACAAGCATGGGATCTATTGTTCCTGTTCTTGAGCTGCCACTAATAGGATCTGCGCCTAAGACAACTAAATGTCTGTCAGTTTCAGAAGTAATTACTTGCAGTCCTACAGTTGGAACTAGATTTGCGCCACTGGTTGTAGATAGCTCTACTGCTCTTGTAGATAAGCCGTCATTTTCAACCCATCGGTATATGCCACCAGCTCTTGGGTTTATAATTAAATCTTCACCATAATTATCGTGTGTCCACAATCTAAGCTGATTTGTTGCATCTAGTGGACTTGATGAACCCCATGCTCCAGCACCCCAGGTGCCTACTCCCCATCCAGTAGATTGGACGTAGTTTTCGAGTCCAGAATTGATTTGATAAGCTGCATCGGTTGCAGATCCACCGTTACCAGTATCACTTGAGTTTGCTGTTACAGTTGATCCGCTTGTATCTTTTGCAGTAATTTCATAAGTATTTACACCTGTTACCAGGTTTATTTGATACTCTTGATTTAATACCACTGCCGTGATATTACCACCCAAACTAACCGCACTTGAAAATGTAACAAAATCACCGTTGACAGCTCCATGACCTGCATCGGTCACTGTGATAGTAGATGATCCATCGGTTGCAGCAAAAGTTGCTGCGTTAGTGGTATTTTTTCTTATAGGCGTAACATCATTATATGTTCCACCTTCTTCAATGTAATATTTATTAGTTGTGCCGATACCTAAATATTTACTACCGCTCAAAGAAATCCAAGAGTGTAAGGCTCTGGCAGATCCTACAATAGTATTAGTAGAAAACTTCTCCCAACCACCAATTTTTTCAACTCGACCTTTTCTAAACCTAATTTTATCGGCATCAACCCATCCGCCTTCGTTTGCGTAATCGGTTTCTTCCTTATTGATTCCTGGTTTAAACTCTATCTTTGACAGCGGCATAATATTGAGGCATTGCTGCTGTTAAGCTAATCTTATAATCGCACCAGTTGCTGTAGCACTTGGGAACACTATTGTAAAGTCACCTGCTGTAGATGTTTTGTCGCTGCCAAAATCTATAGCTGCAACAGCTTTGTCAGAATCATCGTCGTTATAAATAAGACAACCTCTTGCTGTTACGGTAGCATTACTAAAAGTTAAGTCTGCAAAATCAACAACAGCAGTTGTTCCAGTTGTGACTGGAGTCACATTCGTTAATGCTGAACCAGCAGCTGTATAATTAGTACCAGTTGCCTCACCAGTTGTAACGTATGCTGTAGTGCCTGCTCCTAGTGTAGCCGAGCTTGTATACAAAGCTAGCTTAAAAGAGTCACCAGTTGACGCTGTAAAATTATGCGTGCCCACCAAAAGTTCTTGTTTAAAACTTGTGCAAATTGCGGATGTTATTGCCATTATAGCTCCTTTAATATTTTAGCCATGTCGCTGTGGCCTTGTTTTTCTAATAAATTTGCATAAGTCGTATTTTGCGACTTAATTGCATTTTTCATACTATGTAAGATTACAGTATAAACTTGATTTTGAAAAGCCAAAGCCTGCTGTTTGATATGTTCGGGAGCAGACTCAGAAATGTCGCATATTTTTTTTGTTGCCTGGGCCGCCCAGAACTCTGGATCATGGCCCTTACCTTCGGTGGTTGTGACACCAACTTTACCTAATACAAAATCGCTTTCTACACTCACCCTTTGTACGGCTCTGGTGGAGCTACGTCCTCATTTATTTTTAAACCGTGTTTTGCAAGATCTTCATTTATATCTTCATAAGGCCCGATTATAAATCGACCTTCGTGTGGTATTGCTACTAATGGTTTATCTAACCTATGAAAACCGTACAGCTTTTCAGTTGCTGGTACGTTTGAATCTAAAACTGTTGATCTACCGCTTATACCGATAAGAATGTTTGCTGCCATACATTTACTGATCCAGAACTCTACACAAGCTCTACCAGCTTCTGCAAAGTGCATGTTTTCTTTGTAGGAAAAATCAATACCGAATAAATCTAGTTGTCCAACTTTATTATATAAAGCAAAAGCTATTGCATAAGCTACGGTATTATTTAAGTATGCGCATTGTGTTGCGTTGCAAACATCTTCCAGCGGATACATAACAGGATTTTTTATTCTAGGATCTAACTCGCATGTATAAACAGGCGCATTAGAATTTGTTAATACTTCGCACATAACAGGTGTTTGTGAACCAGCATCATTACTATCAAAAAACCTGCTTGCAGGATCTAACATAAAGATTCTATCTGGTGGGTAAACAGCTGCTGCTGAATTGATACACCATACCTCGTCCCAGGTACGGCCATTTTCTCTGCCTATAGCATAATCAACTTGTGATATGCCAAGTCCTATTAAAGCAATTTTCTTGCCTTCTAAAGATTCTATTCTACTCATTAGCTCACGCTAGAGCGAACAGAATCGTATCTATATTCGTCGCGTGTACCACGACCTTCGGATGTATTTTTCATTCTGGCTATCGCCTCCTTAAAGCGTCCCTCTAACTGCATAATAACGTCAGATGGCTCTTTAAGAAAAATAGCACCCTCAACTAAGGATCCATACAACAAAGCGTCAGAATAGTCCGTAGATAAGAATGTCGTGCCAGAGTCGCTACCAGCAGTCAATGAGACTGGTTTATGTAAATAATGAAGTTCAACCGTATAATCCGCATCGGGTATTGGTGAAACTTCAAATGCCGTATCATCAAATAGTGAGTAATATTTTGGTTTGGATCTTGTAGTTCCAGATGAATATTCCTTAATAAATGATGGATGTTTAAAATCTAAATAATCGTATGTGTCTGAACTTATGGTAGCCAAACTCATAGGCGTATAAAAATCTGTTGGTGTTGCTAAAAATCTATTGCCAGTGGTGACTGTGCCCTGGACGTTTTTTCTTTGCTCTGGTAATTGAACAAACGAGAATATTCTGTCCTCAGCCTCTTGTATAAACGTTGGTAATTGATCAGTAAAAGTTGTTTCAGAAACTTCCAAGTAATCTTGTATAGCTGTTTTAAGTGTGCCGTATGTAAAACTCATGTTGTCACCGTTACCTCACCTACGCCAGATGTAACCGAAAAGGTGGTTAGTACCGTGCCTAGTTTTCCGTCACCAACGTTGGTGTAAACTAAAAATTGCGAATTGTCGTCTGCTGTATCTGGTCTTGCGTCTTTAACAGCCTGGGGATCATCTGGAGCTGGTTTTGGCATAAGCTGCGGATGTTTAGGATCCCACTGATCTGGACCTACTAATAAACCGTCCCAGGTTTTACGCATGTCCTGGAGCTTATATCTAAAGCCAGATATATCGCAGATGCCGTATGAAAATTTACCAGATGCAAAAGCCATTATGCGTTGTTATAACTCCTAAGATTTGGTGATACTCTAAATGATGCTCTATCTTCATCGGTTGACATGGCACGATCAAACTCTTCTTCGTACAAACTTTTTAACATAGATGTTCTTTCTGGNGCTCTTTTCAATGATATGTAATATGCTAGGCCAGCTGCNAAACAGGGATAAAACCTAAACGGCATATCCATAGTATTTGCACCTGCGTCGGCATCGTCCATTCTAGTTAATACGTTCATGTAAACTGTGTATGTGCTTGTTTTATCTGGCACAGGCCAAACAGTTATTGTTGGTGTTGTTTGTTTGTTAATAAAAAATTGATTCGGTTTACCAGTGCTGGTTTTAGTAGTTATATGTGAATACTCAGCTCTGCTTAATCTGGTCATTGGTAGATCTGTTGTTTCGGATCCTACAGTTTCTCTTATGTAAACATCTAAAACATCTATTGGAGCTGTAGCGTTTGTGCTGTCAATATTGTAAGTACCTGTGTCTTTAACCATAGCAACTGTTTTTTCTTTTACAGTCCACTGATTTAGGCCTCTGTTGGCCCATTCTGCAAGCATAAGATTAAGACTTCTACTTGCGCTTTTTAGATCATAGCCTGTTCTTAATTCCAAACCACAGCGCTCAAACGCTTCTTCAACGTAATCCGCTACATCTAATTCAAAGTCTTTGCTTCCAGATAATGCCATAATTACTCTCTATCTTCGTCTGAGGCATACAAATTGTCAAATGTCTTGACTGGATCTGTATAGCTCTCATGCGCTTCAGCAGAATGGATCCACTGGGATGGTGCAAAATCTGGTGCTCCTTCTCCCGTTCTCCATAAAGCTGGATTGGTTGCTCTTACTCTATTATTAGGTAATGCAACAAAATTACCAGTATATTCACCAGCCTCGGTCAAGTAAAGCACATGACTTTGTTTGTGTTGAGCTGGATCATCGGCTATAGAATGATCGGTATAATCTACTGTAAACATGTATTTGCCCAGGTAAAACTGGCCATCTATTTTACAATACCAGGGACTTGAACTAACTCTATCTAAAGAAACCACGCTATGGTGGTGACTTAGACAATCCCAGGGTTGTGCTAAATGATCTTCCATGGGTGTAGGCCATACTGGCAAAGGTACATCCGCTATAAGAGCTTGTATAGGCATCCTGGCCCACATAGCTCCACCGTGTACGTTTTCATCTGGATAATCTTCAAAATCGGTTTCGCACCCAGTAAAGACCACTTGAAAGGATAAAGATCTATCTGGAATCGTGTTTACTGCTATAACCAAAGCATGTAAATATTCACCATGACCATGTTGATGGTTGGTTGTAAATTCTTTTCGCACCCAGCATTTAAACTGCGGGATATTTGATATTAAATACGCCACCTTATTTAATTCAAAAAGTTTTAAACTTTTCCGCCTTTTGCTCTGTACTTAGTACCTTTGTTCATGCCACCGCCTTTAGCCATGCCTTTGGTGCCCTTAAGCATATTAGCTTGACCTTGTGCTCTAGTACCTGCGCCCATTAGTGCAGACATTACAGACTTTGGCATATTACTCATACCAGGGTTAGCTTTCATTTCGCTTTGCAAAGCAGCTCCGCCTTTGGCCATATATTTAGTGCCTTTCATACTGCCACCTTTGGCCATGTATTTTGTGCCCTTCATACTACCGCCTTTGGCCATGTATTTAGTTCCTTTCATTTTTAACTCCTTCCAAACAATCCCATGTTTGAATTTTTAATTATTCTACCACCTTTTGCGGCAAAAGTTTTAACGTTTGTTGGCTTACCGCCAACGCCTTGTTTTTTAGCTCGCTTACGTCGAACTGCTGATTTCTTTTGTGATTCTGTCATGCTAGCAGCTTTAGCGGCTGGTACGCATTTTGGGTATTTTCTTTTAGCATCTGCTTTTTGTTTTGATCTGCCACATTTTTTGTAACCCCCACCTTTTTTTGGAGATCCAATATCTACCCAATCTTCTTTAAACCACTTAGTTAAACTCATTCTGGATAAGGTCTATTTTGAATGTAAACGATGTCTAGTCCCGCAGATACTGCAATGTTAGCATTGGATGAGCTTCCTATAGCTCTTACTTCTATATCTGTTTTTTCTTCAAATTTTATAGGAAAATTATACTTTTGGGTGTTTACATCTAAAACCATANTAAATTTATCTTTGATGTTAAATACTCCGTTTTCAGGTCTAGCAACAAGGTTAATTAAGCCATATTTATTATTAGCTTCTGTTGCTACAGTTATATGAGTTTCATATAAATATGCTGTATANCCTCTTGGAACAGTCCATAAGGCCATAAGCGTTTGATTATCTCCTATAGCTATAGTTGCGTATTTATTNGTTGGAACACCTACTGTTGGAGATGCCTCATCTCCCACATATATAACTCCAGCGTTTTGACCACCAGATCCTGCTGTATTTACAACAATTCTATTTACTCTAATCCAATTAGAAGC